GCTGATGCTTTAGCTTATGCTCCTACTTCAGCAGCTTATGCTCCTGTACTAGTACCTGCAGCTGATACTCTAGATATACTTGTAGCAGCTCAAACTGGAACTACATTAACTGGAACTATAAGAGTGTTCGCAACTCTTATGGATATCAGTGATGCTGGTGACATGGCAGCTAATGAAGTTGATAGAGATACTTTAGCTTAACTTATATATGAGAGAGCAGGGCAACTTGCTCTTTCATTTTACATAGGAATTAACATGGCAGAAACTTACCTAACACTAACAAATAAAGTCATAGCAAGGTTGAACGAGGTTGCATTAACTTCGGCAACCTTTTCTAGTGCTAGGGGTATACAAGTTCAATGCCAAAACGCAGTTAATGAATCAATTAGATTTATCAATCAGAGAGAGTTTAATTATCCATTTAATCATGCAACAGAAACTAAAATAATAACAGCAGGTGTGGTTAGATACACTCTACCTACATCTACTAAGACAGTAGACTATAATACATTAGAATTGTAAAGGACTCTACATTAGGTAACAGTGGATATAAACTAGGTTTGCTAGATTATAATGATTACGTTAATAGAGTTATAAATCAAGAAGATGAGATAGAAACAACTACAACAAGTACTACACACACAGATAGTATTACAACTATAACAGTTTCTAGTACTGCAGGATTTGATGCTGTGGGTACTATTATAATAGGTAATGAAAGTATTAACTATACAGCTATTGGTTCTAGTACTACCTTTACAGGGTGTACAAGAGGAAGCAACGCTATAGCAATTTTAAGTGGTGTCACAGTAACGCAATTTAATAATGGTGGTGTTCCTGAGTTTGTGGTTAGAACTCCTGATAACAATTATCTTTTGTATCCCTTTCCAGATAAATCATACTCTATAAAATTTGATTACTACACTTTTCCTGCTGAGTTAGCTGCTCATGGGGATACTACAACTATACCTGATAGGTTTAGTCCTGTAATTGTAGATGGTGCTACAGCTTTTGTATATCAATATAGGGGTGAAGCACAACAGTATCAACTCAATATGAGTAGATTTGAGCAAGGCATAAAGAATATGCAAACACTATTAATAAACAAATTCTCTTACATTCGTTCTACCTTTATACCTAGAAACTCAAGTAGTTCAAGTATGATAGACGTTAGGTCATTATAAATGGCAGATGAGTCTCAAACAACTCCTTCAGCCTTTAATTGTGAGGGTGGACTAGTATTAAACAAGTCTAGCTTTATGTTATTGCCCGGTGAAGCTATAGAGTTAAGAAACTTTGAGCCTGACATTGAGGGTGGTTACAGAAGGATAAGTGGATTTGCAAAGTACGTTTCCGTTGTTGTTCCATTTACTTCTAACTCAGCAGAAAAAGTACTTATGGTGGCAACCTTTGGTGATGTAGTTTTAGCTGCTAGAGGTACTAGTATATATAGTGCAACTCCCGGTGGTTCATCGTGGACTAGCAGAGATAGTGGCAGAACAAGTGCAGGTAAATATAGGTTTGAAAGATTTAACTTTGATGGCACAGATAAGATAATAGTAGTAGATGGTGCAAATGCACCTACAGTATTTAACTCTAGTTTAGCTGCAACAGATGTAAGTGATAGCTCAGTAGCAGGTTCTAAGTTTGTTGTATCGTTTAAAAACCATATGTTTTATGCTGGTAAATCAACAACTAAACAAGAAGTTGTATTTAGCCAACCCTTTGATGAGGATGCATTTAATAGTGGTTCAGGTGCAGGAAGCATAAAGGTTGATGACGAGATAACAGGACTTAAAGTTTTCCGTGATGATTTATTTATCTTCTGTGAAACTAGAATATTTAAACTGTCAGGAAGCTCTAGTAGTAACTTTGCAGTATCTGATGTAACGAGAAACATTGGATGTGTTAATGGCGATACCATTCAAGAATTTGCAGGTGACTTAATATTCTTAGGTCCTGATGGTTTAAGAACTATTGCTGGTACTGCTAGAATTGGTGACGTTGAATTGGGTACTATAAGCTCTGCTGTACAGTCTATTTTTAATGAGCAGATATCTAGTGCTGGTGAATTTGATTCAGTAGTTATAACTGACAAGACACAATACAGAATATTTTTTACTAAAGCTAATACTAATGAACAATCCACTAGAGGTATTATCTGTGTACTAAAAGGTCAGAAGTTTGAGTTTGCAGAAGTTCGTGGTTTAAGACCTGCTTGCACGGATAGCTTTGTATTAAATGGTGACGTACTAGTATTACATGGTGACTATCTAAATGGTTTTATATATAGACAAGAACACGGTAATACATTTGATGGAACTGCTATATCAGGAAAGTATAGAAGTCCTGATTTAACATTTAACGACCCCGGAATAAGAAAACATATGCAGAGGGTTATAGTAAACTACAAACCTGAATCTACACTAGATGCTGATTTGTTTGTAAGATATGATTACGATGATGTTAATGCATCTAAACCTGCTGCTTACCCCTTAGATACTGCTCAAGTTGCTACAATATATGGCAATTCAGCTACTAAGTATGGTGCTGCTAGTACTGTGTATGACAGTGGTGTATCTGAACCATTAGTTAGACAAGCAGTAGAAGGTTCAGGTTTTGCTGTAGCATTAAAGGTAGAAGATGGTGGTATAACAGCACCGTATTCACTTAAAGGTTTTCAATTAGAATATCAATTAGGAGCTAGACGTTAATGGGTGATACATACACTAGACAGTCCACATACGCAGATGGAGATGTTGTAACAGCAGCTCATAGTAATGACGAGTTTAATCAGTTATTAGCAGCCTTTGCAGCATCGTCAGGACACACGCATGATGGTACAGCAGGAGAAGGTGGAGCTATTTCAGCATTACTTGCTAATGCAATTACAGTAGGTGCAGGACAAGATGTTGATATAACACTAGCGTTTAATGCTAATACTAATGATGGATTACTTACGTGGAAAGAAGATGAGGATTACTTTGAATTTAATGATGACATACTTATTGCTACTACAGAGAAGCTACAGTTTAGAGACACAGCAATATACATCCATTCCAGTGCAGACGGACAACTAGACCTTGTAGCTGATACAGAAATACAACTAGCTGCAACAACTATTGACATAAATGGTAATGTAGATATATCAGGAACAGCTAACCTTGATGTAGTAGACATTGATGGTGCAGTTAATATTGCAGCCACAACTACAGTAGCTACTAATAATAAGATAATCTTTCGTGATGCTGCTATATTTTTAAATTCATCAGCAGATGGACAATTAGATATTGTTGCAGATACAGAGATACAGATTGCTGCTACAACTATAGACATTAATGGTGCTGTAGATGTATCTGGTAATTTAAGTGTTGGTGGTGACTTAGATGTTACTGGCTCTTTTGATATGAGTGATGCAAACATTACTAACATAGGAAGCATTGCACTAGACACAATTACTAATGATGGAACAGACATAACACTTGATTCTTCAGGAGATATTATTCTTGATGCAGGTGGCAATAATGTAATTGTTAAATCAGGTGGAACATCTATATTAGATATAGCCAATAACTCCACAGACGTTGAACTAACAGTAAGCACAGCCGATAAAAACTTTGCTATAAAAGGTACAGATGGTGCAAGTGCAATTACAGCATTAGACATTGATATGGCTCTTGCAGGTAAAGCTACATTTAGTGGTGACGTTGTTGTAACAGGTGACTTAACTATAACTGGTGATGACTTAGTTATGGCTACTAACACAGCAGGTGCTTTACTTATAGCAGATGGTACTAATTTTAACCCTACTGTGATTACAGACTTATCTGAGATAGGAACTGCTGCTAGTGGTGATATATTGTTAGCAATAGATGCTTCAGGTGGTGGTTTAAAGAAAATTGCAAGGAGTACTCTTGTTGCAGGTCTTGCTACCGATAGTGCTATATCTAACATAGTAGAAGACACATCTCCACAACTAGGTGGTAATTTAGACACTAACTCACAGAACATACTAATAGATGATGCTCACTTCATTGGTGATGAAAGTGGCAATGAACAGCTTGTATTTCAAACAACAGGCTCTGCTGTTAATCAATTTGATATGACTAACTCTGCATCTTCTACAGCTTTCTTGCAAGGACCAATACTACAGGTAACTGGTGGCGATTCTAATATTGACTTAAATTTAATAGCAAAAGGTACAGGAGTAATAGCTGTTAGGGGTAACAGTGCTTCTGGTGCAATACAGTTTAATTGTGAAAGTAATAGTCATGGGCAAATAGTACAAGGGCAACCTCACTCGGCAGGTGTAACAAACACTATGTTATTACCAGCAGGTGCTAATTCAACTCTTGTATCTCTTGTATCAGCAGATACACTAACAAACAAAACACTTACTGCACCAACATTAACAGGAACTGCTACAGTAGCAAGTCTTGATATATCAGGTGATATAGATGTAGATGGTACTACAAACTTAGATGTTGTAGACATTGACGGTGCAGTTAGCATAACTGCCGCAACTACCATAGGCACTAACAATAAGATAATCTTTCGTGATGCTGCAATACATATTAGTTCTACTGCCGATGGTGACTTATCTATTGCTGCTGACGATGAGATAGACTTAACTTCAACATTGATTGATATTAATGGTAATGTAGAAATTAGTGGAACAGCTACAACAACAGGTGTTCACACGTTTACAGCAGTTCCTGTCTTTCCTAATAATACAGTAGAAACAGCAGACATTCAAGCAGA